GGATTTATCTAACCGAGCGGCAAAGGTCAAACGCAATAAGGCGAAGGCGAAAACGGCAGATAAGAAGTCGCAAGCGAAGGGGGCGAAGAAAGGTGTTGCCCTCGCAAAAGCATTATCCAAGGTCAAAGGTATTAAAGAAAAGGCACTCACGGGAGCAACCCGAATGCGATTAAAGAAAACGGGGGGCAAACTGACGGGGAAAAAAGTTAGAATGACGACAACAAAATTGGATGGGACAAAAACGAAGAAAATAATTAGACGACCAACAGATAGAGAAGATAAAGCACTTGCGGCGGAGCGGCGGAAAAAGAGGGTTAAAATACAGCAAAAGAAATTAAAAAAGAAAAAAGCGAAAATTACGAAGATACAAAAAACGGTTCGTGGAGCGAGTGTTCGTAAAAAGATGAAAGCGTCGAAAGGCGGTAAGAGTGCGGGTTCTTCTTATTAATATTATGTTGTAATATGATAGGTATTAAATTGCCCATAGAAGTCTGCCTCCCAATCATTTTAAATTGTGGGTTTTTAGAGATTATTTATAGGTATGAAATCTCCAAAAACCCACAATTTGGAAAAACAATAAATATGTATAGTATATATAAATGTATTCTACATATTTTATGAGCAAAGCAACGACTGATAAACCCAGTCATAAGATTAATGCTACAAATTACCAAGCATTAGATACAAAGATTATAAAGAAAAAAGCGTTAAAAATGAGCGACATATTTATTACGAGTAAAGAAAAAGTTAAACGAAAAAAAAGAAAAAATAAAGTTAAAAATAAAAAACTCAAAATTAAAAACTCACTATAATATATAAAATGTTTCAGGCGAGCGAATTTAGACAAACCATCGGCAGTAAATCAACTCTTGTTCCCAGCGACCATCAATTGGATTACACGGACGGCGATACTATCCGTTTTGAGATACCAAAATTCATAGGTTTTATTGACCCCCGACAGTCCTTTTTAAGTATGAAAGTCCAAATCAACTCCCCAGCAGTCCGTGCCTATTTTTCCAACTCGGCACAATCCATTATTAATAACCTTCGTATTTGGGATTTAGAAAGCACCGTCCAAATGGAAAATGTAGAAAATTACGCTGAACTTGTTTCTTTATTTAATCACTACGAGAGCAACCAATCGCTTACCCACAAACGGCAATTGCTCGAAGGAGCGGATAGCGAGGCACACTCTCTCGCACAATCTAATTGGTTTTCACAATACGCCAGCGGAGCGAGTGTAGATGCGAGCACCTCAGTTGTCGGTAATGAAGTCCAAATCTGCTTGCCCTTAAAGTCGGGTATCCTCGGTGGCGACAAAATCTTCCCGTTCGCACTTACGGGCGGTCGTATAGAACTTGATACCAACGCAGCGAAAAAAGTATTAGAGGCATACCCACAAGGCACAACGACCCCACTTATTAACGGTGCGGGATACTACTATCACGCCGCAATCGCCGCAGCGGGGACTGTAATATCAGCAACGGGAGCGAGCACGATGAAGGGCACAGCGAACGCTGGTTGGAATGCGACCACCGCTAATTTTTATGCGGGTTGGAAAATTACAGAAGCGGGCGGGCAAGTAGCGTATGTTATCAGCAACACGGCAGCGAACCCCCCAGTTTTGACCATTACCCCTTGGAGCGGAACACCCCCCGCAGTCGGCGTTGCGACAACCATTACACCAACACCGAACACAATTGTATTAGGGTCAGTCCAACTTGCGGGACACACCCATATTACGAACACTTCACAAAATCCCTTTATGGTCGGGCAAGAGTTAGAACTTACCTACGCTACATCGGCAACAGAGAACAAGACGATGCCTCTTGTTAATGCGGCGGGGGCAAACCTTAAAATCGTAAGTATTACTGGCGATACCATTACTTTTGACGGCGATTGGATTATCCCCACCGATGCTTTTAACAACGCCGTGCTCAAAGACAAAAATAGCGTTCGTGTAATTCCCGCATTCTGTGAGGCGGGGGCACTTTCCTACACGATGAGAGATATAGAACTCGTATTAAAACAAGTTTCACCGCCCGCCCAATATGTAAATCAATTGGTTAAAGGAGGCACAGAATTAGACATTTTCACTTATGATATTTACCGCAATAATGTCCAAAGCACCGACACCGTCGCACAACAGAATATCCCCGCCTACAACACACGGGCGAAATGTATTTTATCTTTACCGATGGCGAACCGTTCCCACAGTATATTAAGAAATGACTTACTGCCTATTATTGATAATTTACAGTTTTACAATTATTATATAGAAGGTTTATCCCAACCCAATAAAAAAGTCCCGACTGCTATTATGAATAGCGGATACAGCGAACCTATCCAATTATGGGAGTTAGTTAAATCGCTCGGTTCATCTAATGTAAAAGTTAAGAATTTAAAAGAAGCGAATACATATTTCGCACTTGGACGCTCGCTCGGTATGTATGGCGGTGTTCATAACCTTCGTGATGTAGGCGACCTTTCTTTACGCACCGAATACACAGGCACGACCGCACCGACCACAAATAAATTATTTTTAAATTACATCTGTCATATCCGCCGCTTGGTCATTAGTGAGGGGGAGAAAAAAGTAATTTTATAGTAAAAAAATACAAATTTTTTAAAAAATAAAATATAATGTATTAGAAAATATTATATTTTACTATCATATAAACGAAATGAGCGATTTTAGAAAAGAAGTAGTTGAGATTAAACCCACAAATGCGGGCAACGGCACATTTTCATTTTCTGGCGGCAGTCCCCTTATTGAGTTCCAAATTCCACAGCAACCCCGTTTCTTGCTCGGTAAAACCCTTCGTATTAATGGTCGTATTACCGTGAAACGCACGGGCGGAGCGGCAATTGATAACGCTACCCCCGCTGATGTCTGCCGTTTAGACAGTCGCACGGGTGTATCCAGTTTATTAGATATGGTTTCGGTCGGCAACAATTACGGACAGACTTTTGAGTTAGTAAAACATTACAATCGCCTCTGTGCCTCTTTACTTCCACTTAATACGGGCATCCACGAATACCTTAACGGCGGGTCTAACATATCGTATGCCGCCAACGCCAAAAAAGCACAGCAAGGATTACAGATAAACGAACCCCAAGATTTCAGTATGCCTCTCTTAGTCGGTATCTTACAAGGCAAACCATTAGACCTTAATATGTCCCTCGGGTGTAAAATTCAGTTAAATCTCGCCCCCGACAACTTCGTATTATTTGACGATAGTTTAACGGGCGGTGCGAATACCGCTGCGGGAGCGACTTACAGTCTCGATAACCTTTCCCTTACTTTTGATAGTTTAGTTCCAGTCGGTGCGGGAGTTCAGGGTATGCTCAGTAATACCAAAGGTGCGTGGGAGTATAATTCATTCAGTTCCTTCTATAATGTTTTACAATCTACCGACCATACTGCTACATTTAACTTAAACCTCAGTAGGGTTCAGGGTGTAATTATGAATTTAGTGCCTTCATCGTGGTTAAATACGACCACCCGTAATAGTAATAAAGCGACCCACATTTTAAACAAGGCAACGGGCACAACCTTAGAAACTGTTGAGAAAGGTATTGACGAACTTGTATTTTATAAAGGCGGTATGCGTTTCCCTCTTGACTTCGTATTAGAAGAAAAGACCAGCGTTGCTCAAAACACCCCATCGGCAACGCTTGTAAGAACATCATTAAACGGTTTAAATAATGTTTGGAGTATGGACAACTTTTTACAGTCGCCCCGCACAGACAGTTTAAATGAAGACAAATTCACAACTTCACAATCGCTTAACGACCGCTCCTCAGTTAATACCATCGGCATATCATATGACCACATTACCGACAACGGTGTAGATTTTAAAAGGGATAACTGGTCATTCCGCATCAAAGCACCGATAGAAGCGACCACCCCGATGAGTGCTTTTATTTTCGTAAAGCATAAGAATATGATTGTATTTAACGGCGGACAAGTCAGCGTCCAAAACTAAAAAAAAATATATGTTAATATAATAAATGACTAAACACCTTCCGCCTTTATTAGATTTAACACGATATATAACGGACGAGGATATGATAGAATTTTACAGTTATAATTACGATGCTGATGATTTCGAGGAATGGTTATGTTATATGAATGCGTGCGGTTTTAATATAGAAGATTTGAGTAGAATATTATTGGACTATATGGAATTTGTAGATTGTTGGAATATTTGGTTGGATACATTTGACTTTTAGAATTTTAGAATTGTGGGTTTTTAGAGATTATTTATAGTATAGAAATCTCCAAAAACCCACAATTTGGTAAAATAAAAATTTAATTTAAATTTTTTAACTTAAATTATTATATCCATTTAATATATAAAAAATGAGTGTGCCGTCAATATTACAGACTGGTCTTTTAAAGACCCCCACAAATATGAATGTAGAAACTTCATTATTATACCCCGTATCGATTACCCAAAAACGGGCGAAATTTGTTTTTGATAGAAAGGGCGTTTTAAACAGTAATTCACGCTTACAACTCCGCTCATTTAGTGAAAACCCAAAATATGATGAATTAGATAGCACGCAAGACGGTATGGTTCATTACGGCAATCCGCTCTTGCCCGTAGTTAATGCCGCAGCAGCAGCGGGCAATAACATTCTCTCGCTTTTCACCATCGCAGCGGGGCAGAACGGTTGCGTAGTATCGGCGGGCGGTGCTGCTGGCGGACACGCTCTTCTCGGGCATAACGGCATTACAGAGGCAGTCTTAACCGACCTTGCCGCGAACCCAACCCATTACGCAATTGCCGCACGCAAAACCGCTACCGCAACACAAGTAGCGAATAACATTACTGGGATTGCCGTTAATGCCGCGAAAACACAACTAACCTTTACATTCGCAGCGGCAGTAGCGGGTAATTGGGCAAACGCCAATCTCGCTGCGGGCGGTGTGTGCGAAGTTGTTATTTACGATATGACTAAATTACAATTAACCGCCGCACAAGATGTTGGGGCGACCAAAGCAGATGAATGGAAAGAATGGTTCATTACAGCGAAAGACCTTGCCGATGCTGAGGCGACCGCCAGCGACCATACCCTTCACACCGTATCCATCGCAGTTGCCGAAAAGCACGACTTAGTCAAAGCAGATTTGGGCGTAGCAACTACGGGAGCGACCAAATACGGAGCGGGAGCAGATTTAAGCATATCCAAAGAGTTAGAAGGGTCAAATGATAGTTTTTTCCCAATCGCAACGGGAGCAATTGCCTTAGTCCAAACCGCAACCTTAGAAATTGGGGGGCGTAGAATTTCTACCTTAGAAGAAGTTGGACAATACAATACAATTAAACATCTTGCCTTATCTAATGAATATCGAGACCAAGTTGCCTCCGTCCAAGAAGGTGTGCTCAACACGATGGTCGGCGGTGCGGGCGGTGCGACAACTTTATCCCACACATCAACCCCTGCGTATGCCGCAATCCGCCCTGCCGCTACCAAGGCGAGTAAATTTTCAGTTGCGTTAAGCGACCTTATCCCGATGCTCAAAGGATTACGCCTCCCTTTATTTTTAATGGAGCAAGAAGTCGCCCTTCATATAGATTTTACCGACGGCACAGAGGGTAAATCCCTTCTTCATCATACCCATACCGATTTTAGATATAATGCTGGGTCGCATTCTATTGATACGGCGGAGTGTGTTGTAATGGCGGATTACCTTTTCTTCCCTGCTGAAATGGCGGCAATAGAAAGTCAAATTAACAGCGGCGGCGGTTTATCCATTCCCTACGACGATATCCTTACCATCAACGCCGTAGAAGAAGAAGCGGGAGCAGTCGCAGCACCCGCCACCGCCTTCATCAATAAAATTTACCAAAAGGCGATTGCTCTTGCGGGCAAGCGTTGCTCAAATGTAATAGTCCAACTCGCACGACCCGCTGCCGAATTTAATAAATTACTCGGTGTATATTACAGTAAAGATTACCAGCGACCAAGCGGATACAATTTTATTATGGACGGTGCGAAACCGTATTACACCAACGATATTGCTAACCCCGCTGTAAAATATGGCGAAGTAAGTAAATGTATTAACAACCCCTTACAAGTAAGTAATCAGCGTTATACCTTCTCGAACACCGTAGGCACAGCAGTCCCTTATTCGGCATCAACTTTCCAGACCCCCGCAACGGGTTCATACAAAATTAACGGGTCTTTTGAGGGCGTATTAGAAGAAACCGAACTTACGGGCACAGCACATTATATGGGTATTGACTTCTCGCTTAAATCGGGTTCAGCGAATGTAGTAGGTAAGAAATTCGGTAATTTACCGATGTTCTTTAAACACGATACCAACCGTGTCCAGCAAAACGGCGAGGCACAAGGGTCAAATCCATTACGATTTTACTGTGCGATACAAAAAGTATTTAATATCAGTAAAGGCGTTGTAGCGGTTGTAGATTTGTAAGTTTAAAAAGTAAAGAAAATATCTAATCATTATTATATACAATAATGAATGAATATTTTACACTAATGAATGCGGCACGCACGGCGGGTAAAAAGTCATTTAAGTATAACGGCAAAACTTATACGGCGGGCAAAACCAAAACGGGTTTAACTGTATATCGCAAGGAGGGAGGGGATAAAACAAATGAGGAAAAAAAACCGAAAACGAATGACTTAAAGGAACACGCAAAACATCACAGTAAAAAACATATGAAACAGATGAAAAAGGATATGAAGGGCGGTATGAGTTTTGAGAAGGCACACCAAAAAGCGTTGGATAGTGTCGGGGAATAGATTTTGTGTGTTTTTGGAGATTATTTATAGGTATTAAATCTCGATAAACCCACAATTTTAATTAATTTGATAAATATTTATTTAAAAATATATAAGTATATATTACATAATGGAGCAGTTGCGAGAAAAGATAAATGCTGATAGAAAAGTAAAACCAATAACCATAGACGGATATTTAAGAAACATTCGTATGCTTGCGAACGCAACAACGGGGCAAGATTTTAAAGGAAACTTAGATTTTCTTAAAGACATAACTGCTATAAAAATGGAATTAAAAGACAAACCTTTATCGACACAGAAAACCTATCTTGCGAGTATATCGGTTGTCGGCGGTGTCGGTGGTTTAGATGAAGAGGTGTTATCCAAATACAGAACAACGCTGGCGGCAACGAAGGACGCATATAGGGCAAATCTTGCGGGGCGAAACAAGAGCGAGCGGGAGGCGGAGAATTGGGTATCGTTAAAGGATTTGGAAAAAGTATTAAAGAGTTTGGGACGGAATGTTCGTGAGCGTAATATAGGTAAAAAAGACGACCTTTCTAAGAAGGACTTTAAACTTTTACAGCAGTTTGTAATAGCGTCCTTGTATTTACTGGATAATGAACCCCGCCGAAATATATACAGTAGTATGAGCGTAATAACCGACGCAAAAGATGTAGAGGCGGGTAAAAATTATTTATATGTAAAGGGTCGTAATAAAAAATACTTTATTATAAACCAACAAAAGAGTAAAAAATTTAGAGGCAAAACACAAAACATACTTGTAAATAGTAAATTAAACAAGGTGTTAAATATTTGGTTAAAATACAATAAGTCGGGGTCGCTATTATTGGATAGTTTAGGGAAACAGATGAACGGCAACCAATTAACAAAGTCGTTAAATGTAATATTTGAGGATACGGGTAAAAAAATAAGTAGTAGTATGCTTCGTAAGATTTGGTTAAGCGATACCTACGGCGAAACCTTAACAAAAATGGAAGAGAGTGCGAATGCGATGGGTCATAGCACGGGAACGGCGGCACTCCATTATATTAAAAAATGAAACATTAAATCACTCTGCGTCTAAACTTTTTTTTAATTTTCTGTATAGATTATATAATGAATTGTGTATATAAATTAGAAACTCCAAAAGGATTATATATCGGTAGCACGAAAAACTTAAAAAAGAGAATTAAACAACACGAATATACCTGTAAGTCAAAACCCGAGGCGAATGTGAGGTTATATGTAGAAAATGATTTTAAGGAATTTAAATTTACAGTATTAGAAGAAAACTGTGAGAACCTACGGCAACGGGAGCAACATTATATGGACGAATTACACCCTGAATTAAATATATGTAATGCCTACGGGATTAAATTGCCGCATCGGGAATATATGAAAGAATATATAAAGAGAAAGTTTTATTGTGATTGCGGAGCGGTTCTTTTGGTTCAGGGTCGGGCGAGGCATTTAAGAAATCAAAAACATAAAGACGAATTAAAAAAAGTAGAGAAAATAATATCTGTGTATAGTATATAATGTTAGATTTCGTTTGGAGATTGTTTGGATATGAATTGGACAAAGATATTATTAGAAGTCATCAACTTGCCCGTGCTAAAAAATGGAGTGAAGAGCAGAAGGTAAAAAAGGCGGAAAAAGTTGTCGAGGACGCTAAACCCAGTTCATTTTCACGGTGTGTTATTGAGAACTCGCCGAAAAATACCGCTACAACACCCATCTAATGTATATATCACTCACAATATATAATCCCATATATGCTACTCTGCCCTAATTGGAAGGCACATAGTAGAAACCCTATTTTTAATTATATATTTGTTTTACCGTCTAACTCGCTTTAACGGTAAAAAAAATAACTCTCCTTATTATATATGAAACAAGAAGAATTATTAAATTTTTTTATTGACGGTGATATAAGGTATATTGGTAAGTCGTGCGGGTCGTTAAGTATAGGCGACGATTATGATAGTGATAATATTACGCTATTGTCGTATGAAACTAAGATTGCCGATAATAATTTGGGGATAGAAGAGATTACATTAATGGGTTGGGCAGATTATTATTCACAAACAACGACAACACATATTAGAAAATTGAGAAGTATGTTATATGATAAGTGTATTGGTTATAGTGTAGATTGCTCGCACCCTTAAAATTGTGTGTTTTTAGAGATTATTTATAGGTATGAAATCTCCAAAAACCCACAATTACCTCGCCCCCGTAATCCACGAGGGCAAGCAATCTTTTTTCGGTTGCTTCTTCGAGGGCGACCATTCATTATTCCCAATATAACATTCCATCACCCGCTTCTCCACTTTATTTTTTTTAGTCATCTCTGCTATCTTTTTCTCGCTTTCGGCAGCGGTCGCATAGTGCCGCTCGCACTTGTTTGTGCTTTGGTTAAAAGCGTTGTTAAATTTAAAGCGGTCAATAGAGGTTGCGTGGTTAATCTTGCGTTGTGCCTTGCTGGGGCGGTTGCGTCGAGAAGATTTACCCATTTTAAAAACTGTATGTGATTATATGTTTTTGATACCCTGAGGGAACAAATTTTTTTCAGCGATATTCGCAAGAGTATCGGTTATGCCGCAGAGGTCAATAAAAAAAAGAGTTTTTTTTTATTACATTCTACTTTCTACTCGTTGTTCTCCGCCTCCTCCAATTCGTCAGCATACTTATTCCACCCCATAATAAACGCCTGAACCCACGCTGGCGTTCCCATACGCAGTTGATGGGGAATGGTAAAGGGGAGTT